TATGTCAAAAAAAAGCCCATCAAATGATGAGCTTTTTACGGTAATTAAGTGAATTTCCATATGTACGTCCACTATACCTGAAATATGCCATACCCCGTGCGCACACTCAAGCGGTTTTTTCAAAAGTTTCAAATACAAAATGCGGGTGTCTGCTTTTGATATAAGCAAGGCCGCATTTTAGATCTTGGCGAATTTGGTTCACAGATGTGTCATTACTCCCAGCAATATCGCGTAATGAATTACCTATCACGTAGTGAGACCAAATTGATGAGATCCACTCCTGAAGGATTACATCTTCTACAAGTTGAATATCAAGAAATAGTCTTTGAATTGCACGTGCTTCGTTGCAGTCTAATTGGCAGCATGTTCCTTTTCGGCGTACGCATAGACGATCTCTAAGAGTCTCGTCTGACATGTACATTGCAAGCAGCCGCTCACGTTGCTGCTGCGTTATTCTTTTTGTTGGCATGGTTTTAACAACCATTACCATTGTTTCATTGTCGCCATTTATCCAAGCTCCAAGCTGACGACACCATTCTTCAAAACTGTATTTCGACCAATCTGTCGCTTGCATAATCGTTACTGCTGCCGTCATCCCAAATCCCCTACCATCTTCTCTATTTGCTCAATCGCTTTGCCGCTTTTCACTTGCTCAGTGCTAAACCGTATTACCTGATAACCCATCATTGTTGCTTCGTTGTATTTCTCTAAGTCTCCTAAATACCCCTTACCCCGTGTATGTCTGCCATTACTCCAGATCCCACCTTCTACCTCGACCAATATCTTTTTGCCCTTCAAATGGAAATCAGCTCTCCATTTACGTGTAGGGTGAAACTCAAACTCCTGTTCAAACTCAATTCTAAGCGCCTTGAGTTGTAGGCTTAGAGTTTGCTCACCCTCACTAACAACACGCTGCTTCTTGACCGATGCATGACGTTTAGCCCTGCGTTTTGGTTTGTAGATTTTTCGATATTCAGCGAGGGAGATGCTGGTCACTTGCACCTCGTTTAATCAAGGTAAAACACCCATAATTTCCAACAAATTTCTGCCCACTGTCATCAATTGCTGCGACTGCAAAATTCTTAATATGCGTCACAGTTAGTGTGCTTGTTGGTTGCTTCCATGCTTCAACGTCATGAATCACCTTGTCACCAATATGAAATGGATTACTCATGCTCAACCACCTCCACATCAGTACACAAACACATAAACGGCGTTCCATCATCCAAGCGCCCAAATACGCGACCATCTTCAACTCGGTCTAATACGCCGCAACCAGTGAAGCGTTTGCCTGAATAAATTGTTGCGGATTCACCAATAAAATCTACTTTTACACGGTCGCCTTTATTCATCCCTTCACCTCAAATAATTGTTTTGCCTTATCCGTTAAAAAGAATCGTGATTCATCTGTAAAACCTGCATCTTTTCGTTTGATATACCCAGCTTGCTCTAAACCCTTCAAGTAGCGCTGTGCTGTTCTTAAACTGAGATTGTTTAAGGCTGTTTTACGAAGCTCAGATACCGTTGCTATCGGGGTAGTTTCAATTGCCTTGAGCGCATGGATCACACGTTCAAATATTGCAATCTGATTTACTGGAGTACTTAGATGCTTCACGCTTCACCCCCAACACGTTCATCTGCCCAATTGCACTCAACCACATCCAATCCATCATGCTGAAAACGAGACCAGAGACGATCACCAAGGTCTTGTTCCAATTCATGTGCTGTCATGTTTGAAATCAGCATGGTTGGCTTACCAGCGTCATAACGTGAGTAAAGAACTTTGTGCACCAGCTGGAGACGGTTTTCATGGCGGTCATGCAATCCATATTCATCAAGAATCAATAGATCGTATTCAGTGAAGCGATGAACAGCGTTTACTTCACTATCATCAGCCTTGGTCCATGCATTCGCTATTTCATTGGCCATGTCTTCAGAGGTCACATAGCGGGCATACTTTTGGGTCTCAAGAATGTTTCGCGCCACGGCGCAAGCTAAGTGTGTTTTCCCAGTACCGGTGCGACCAATCATGATTAAGTTGCGCTTGATCCCCTTCGTGAAATCTTTCACAAATGTGACGCATTGAGTTTTTGCATTTTGCTGACCGCTATTCGCTACCAAGTATTCTCTGAACCCACTGTTCGCATGACGGGTTGGAAGTTTTGCGCCTTGAAAGTGTTTTTCACGAACCATCGCATTCACGGCGTTGTGATGTTCTGCTTGAGCTTTGTTAAGCGCTTCTGTTGAGCATTGCTTGCAGAACGATTTACCACGGAAAGAAACCATTTGTGCCTGGTGCAACTGGCAAAATTCTGTTGATTGCTGAATATCAAAACTAAGCGGTGCGATTGCGTTCATAGGAGCCCCCTTGTATCCACATCACCTGTTGCTGGTTCATAGTTCTGAACTTCACCCCAAGGATCGTTCACATTGCGGTTGTTTGGTTTTTCAGAAGATTGTTTGCGTGTTGGTTTTCTTCCTTCGCGTTCTGCCTTGGTCACTTGTTTCTCAAACTCCTGCACCAACCAAGCTGCGAACTTTCTCGTTTTTTGGTTTTCGGTGAGATGGATTTTGTTTTCCCAGTGCGCATTGAAACTACCCAAGTGAAACTGGAAATCAGGCATGGTTAAAATTTCATTTACGCGATGGCTGAATTTCGTTTGAAGCAAAATTGTGCTTAGGAAATTTTGATCAGGTTTCCATGAATCATCCTGAGCTGAATTTTCAGGCAATTCCTGTTGTGTGTTTATATCTGTAGTAATCTCTGTAGTAGTCTCTGTATTTGTCCCCTTTTTGAAATGGGGAGGGTCTGCCTTTTCAAATGGGGAGCCTCCCCCTTTTGAAAGTGGGAGGGTGGTCATTTCAAAAAGCACAGGTGTAATGAGCTCAATAAACAAAACATTGTTGTATTTCTGATTGTTAGCTTCAATTGTTCGGAAGTGACGTTTTAGCACCCCACATTTCTCGAGACGATCAAATGCCTCTTTGACTTGCTGTTTTGAGAAGCCATATTGATCAGAAAAACTCTGGTAAGAACGCTGCAAAAGATCAGATTTAAACTTCTTTTTAACGCGCACAACTTGGCCAGAATATTCATCACGCACCACTGTAGGTCGATGCCAATAAACGATTTCTGAAAGCACAACGATCGCGTTTAAATCAGGTTTTCCGCTCTCTAAAACAAATGTGCTAAACCAACTGGTCGGCAAGATATTACCCTCAAGGTGAACGCTACCAACCTGATCCACAACATCATGGCCGGTGCTGAATAAACTCATGCAGCATCCCCTTTTTCGATATTTTTAATAAAGCGGCCAAACATAAAAATATGACCTGCTCGATGTAGGCTTGAAATAATTTCACCTGCATACCAAACTGAAACATGATGTTCATTGATCAGCGTTTCCATAAACTCGTCACGGGTGACGGCAGCATTCTTTTCATCACCTTTGACCTTGCGAAGATTTGCCCTACGAATCTCCAGCAATCCATCTAATGTGCGGAGTGCTGGCTCGTACCACGATTGAAGCTGCATCATCTGTTTATGCTCAGGCTTCTTTTGAATGGCCATGTTAGTAATCATGGAACCTCCGCTAAGGCTTGTTCGGCTAGAGTGAGACGGCGTTTTAATTTCAGCTCCAAGGTTGATGCATGACGGATCTCTGTTGGATCTACAACAACAACGATCACACCATTCGTTGTAACGCCAATACCACCCAACGGGGTTATGTACTCAACGGAAAGTAAATCACCTGTATCAAAAGTACGATTCACAAGAGTCACTGGAGCGATTAGCACCACCGTATCCCCTTGTAAGAAATCGTTATTTTCATTGTCTTGAATTGCTTGTTGTGCTAAATTTGTTTTCATATTCATTGGTTCCGATAATTAATGAATCACGACCACTTTCTGTTTGCCTAGAAAGTGGTTTTTTAATATCCGAGTTTTTCTTTTTGCACACTGATTTCGTCATGAAACAAATCATCGACAGTATCAATGCGGCTCATCCAGCTTTTTGACATAACCAAAAGTGCTTCAACTCTAGATTTATCAATACTTTGATATTCCTTAGGTACAATCTTTAATCCTAAGCAGCTCAATAACTCGCAAAAGGTTTCAATTTCTGTCAAGTCATTGTTTTTTCTATCTGTTTTCATTCTAGATAAAGTGCTTGGGTCAACGCCAAGTTGCTCGGCTAATTCGCTTTGTCTGCAATTCGCAAGTGATTGCAAAATGCGCGATATTCCATTTCTGGCGCTTGCAGATAATTCAGGGGATACTTTGCTCATAAGCAGCTCCTAGGCAGTTAATGTTTGAAATTCTTTTAGTGATGGACATAAATCCACCGCTTTGAATTTACCGTTAGTTGCTTTTTCTGCACGTATTGCTACGCGCTCAGACATATTCCATCGGCCAGCTACATATCCGCTGATATTTGCCTGACTAACGTTGAGAGCGTTTGCTGTTGAGACTTGCCCACCAAAATGCTCTACAAGATTTTGGTAAATGGTTTTCATAGCCATCTCAAAATATTAGTAATAAATCAATAATATTAGCAATCTAATACACAGTCAATAAGTATTCTAATTTGATTTAATATTAGTTGCCTAATATGCTTAAGAATGCATAAGAAGGTGATACAAATGCTTAAGGACAGATTGAAGAAGGCTCGTAAAATGGCCGGTAAATCCCAAAAAGATGTGGTTGAAGCTATTGGAATAACCCAATCCGCTTTAAGTCAATTAGAAACGGGGTTGGTAAACTCATCCTCTCATTTACCATCTATAGCTAACTTTCTTGGTGTAAATGCATATTGGTTGCAAACTGGTAATGGGGAGATGCAAGATCAAACCACGCCAGAATCAAGCTTTGGCAACGTTCGCCCAGATACGTCACCTCTACGCAAAATTCCCGTATTGGATTACGTTCAAGCAGGACTGTTTCATGATGTTGGATATGATGGCCTTAATCCCAAAAGTGAGACTTACACTACTTATCAGAGTGCAAAACCTGAGTGTGTATTCTCGCTGGAAGTTTCAGGTGCAAGCATGACGCCAGACTTTAATCCTGGCGACAAATTAGTGGTTGATGCCTCAAAACCACCCTATCCTGGTTGTTATGTAATTGCTCAGAATGGTAGTCATGAAGCCACATTTAAAAAATACCGTGCAATCGGTTATGACGAACATGGGCGGGAGACTTTTGAGTTAGTTCCATTAAACCCTGACTTTCCAACCATGAACTCAACTCAGCAAGAGATTCGCATCATTGGAGTAGTAGTTGAACACCTAAGAAGCTTTAATAAATAAGAATAAACCTAAGCACATCAAAGCTTGGGTTTTAAGCTATTTAAAGCACACAAATATAAGGAAACAAAATACCAAACATGCAAAGAATTGAAGTAAATTCGCGCAATATCAGCTACGTGCTTTATCAGCACTTCTTGTTGACCGTGGTTCTTAGGACTGGTGAGAGATTTATTTATAGACTTCTTGAAGCCAGTACCTTTAACGATTTTATTGAAGCAATTGATAAAGATAAATTCTATAAAAGCCAAATTGATATGAATAAAAAATTTAAACGAATTCAACTTTTTGTGTAATAAAAGCCCTTAAAGAAGGAAAGCATAATGATCGGAACACTTAATAAATCTAAAACTGCGCTAACAATTAATCGTCAAGAATTCAAATTGGCATTAGAAAAAATTGGTGCAGGAATTGATAAACAAATAGCAGCTCTCAAAAAAGCCAAACAAAGCTACGACGCTGCGGAAATAGCACGAGAGGTTATTGGTGAAGTAAACATCTTTGAAGCGATTATTGAGGGCTTTAACGAAGCAGAAAGCACCAATCTAAAACTAGCAGATATAACCAATCTTGATACAGCACAAGGTTGGGTGGATGACTTTTTAGAAAAGTATTCGGATATATAAATAGCCCTGATCAATTTTGCTGGCTGGATTAAATAAAAAGCCGCTATATGCGGCTTGGGTTGGGCTGTTGGTTTGTATAGGGATGTTTTATAATTAACTAAATTCTTATTATTAATATTTTTCAGGGGCTTAAAATGACTAAATATAAATTGCAGTATTCACATAATATTATTGAACATCTAGGTTTAAAGCTTTATCAAAATAAGCCTACAAATGTAATCGCAGAATTAGTATCTAATTCATGGGATGCTTTAGCTAATACAGTAAATATAGACCTCATTTCCAAACAAGGTACTCCTATTGGTATTCTTGTTTCAGATGATGGTTTGGGAATGACTAGCGAGGAAATTATTAATAATTGGCTAGTTATTGCAAAGACAAAGCAAGGCTCAAGAGAAAAAATTGATAAAAGTTCACGTAAGCCAATGGGGCGAAAAGGAATTGGGAAGTTGGCACCTTTTGGTGTTGCTAAGCAAGTAGAACTAATTACTTTAAAAAATGGAAAATTAAATTGGTTAAGCTTAAATTATAAACATTTAACGGCTCAGACTAATCAAGATAAACCTTTTGAGATATACGAACCCACTGTTTATTTTGATGATTGCACTAATTTTGCAATTGAAAATTCTGAAATTGCATTACAAAAAGTGACTGAACATGATGAGTTCAGAAGTAAAATCAAAACACGCATTGCTGATCTTTTAGAAGCCACTAAGGGTACTATTATAATAGGTCATGATTTAAGCCTAACAAGAGTATTGACTACTGAAACTCTCAAAAAATCCCTTGGCAGAAGATTTACTATCACTCTAAATGATCCTGAATTCCAGGTTTTTATTAATGATGACTTACTTGAAGAGCAGGATTGTTTTCCTGAATGGGGTCTTCGTATTCCTCCAGTTGGAAAAATTACAGAAAAGATTCCTTTTAAATATACAAACGCCAAGAATGAAGAAGTTACTGAATTAAAAGAAATTAAGTATTGGGTTGGTTTTGTAGATTCTGCTACATGGTCACAAGAAGAGGCAGGAATAGGGATTTTTGCTCATGGGAAATTAGCTCAAGATAGACCCTTTTTTTTCAAGCTAAAAGGATCTGAGATTTTCACACGTTATATGTATGGTGTCATTGAGGCTGATTGGATCGATGAATTTAAAGATGACATTATATCAACTGATCGTACAACGCTAAATTGGGAATACCCTGGCTTTGAATCATTTCTTAATTGGGGTGCGACAGAAACTAGAAAGTTTATAAATCAGTTCCTGGTTTACAGAAAATCAAATGCGCTACAAGAAATTGAGAAACTCGTTGAAGTAACATTAAGAGATAAGACTGATTACCACCTAACACCTAACGAACAAACTCACTTAACATCCTTACTTGCAGATGTGACACCTAATGTTGATTTAACGGAAGAAGATAAAATTAATTTTATTGAAGTTGCTGCAAAAGCTTGGGTTCATGAGCCAGCAAGAAGACTTATAAAAAACCTATGGAATGAGACTTCACAATTTGACCCAAATCAGTTCCCTTTAATTGTAGATAAACTTGTTCAGGAATTAGTCCCTGAGGGGTTGTCATTAGGTGTTATGTTCTCTTTAAGAATTTACGCTTTAACACAATTAGAACATAGAATAATGGTAGGAAATGAGACACAACTACAGCATTTAATTGAAGAATTTCCTTGGATATTACATACAAATTATGAAAAATTTTCTGCTAGATCCTCGTTGAAAAAAATTGTTAATGAAGCAAAAGAAACTGGAAGATGGCAATTCAGAGATGCTGCTGTTGCTACACCTAACGATTACAAACAACCAGATGTAGTTTTTTTAGGAGATGCAGAAGATAAAAATATTATTGTCGTTGAATTGAAAGGTCCTGATGCAACTGTAGCATGGTTGGAATTCAATCAATTACAATCATATATGCAATACTTCCAATCCAGATTTCCTAATGCAAATGTTACTGGTTACTTAATCGCTAGAGGAATTGAAGAAAGTGTTTTGAAACAGGCTCCTACTACCGTCCAGTTTAAATCGTGGTCTGATATTCTTATTGAGTCTCGAAAAGAGCATATGCAAATCTTGGCAACTATCATGGCTGGAAACGATATCAACCCATCCGATGCTAGAGTTCAGCAAATTTGTGAATTAGGTGGTGAACCAGTTCAGCAATTTTTATTACAAATGGCTAAAAATAATGATGATTTAGCAAGGATCATCAGTAAATTAGAACCTAAATTAAAGTCTGAAAAGCTCCTTGGCTAATTGATAGCTTACTAATGGTGGTAGAGCCTCTCCCACCATTTCTCTAACCAAATGCATTGATTTATAAAATATTTGCTCTGGCCATTTAAAAGTGTCGGGAATGCTTTGAATTAACATACATTCTCTAACACTAAGTACACGATTTTGGCTTGGGTGTAATTTATTATCACTACTAAATGCGTTAGTATTAGTTGTGATTGCAGACGACAGTCCATCAGGATGAATTCGCTTGTAACTCGTTCTAAAGCCTTTAATACTCCGAGTTGTGCCATTGTTTTCTATAATATGCGGTCTAACTTTAATATCTTTACCACATGATGAACATTTTATCTCAAACATTGGCGTGGCTGCACTACCACAATGCTCACAAGAATTCATCCATGCAGATTTACCGCTATTTACAGGTATATTTGCTATCCACGAATAATGTTTATCACTTAAAACTGGTACGTGATGAAAGATATCATTTTTATAACTATTGCTATCTTTTGATCTGCTATCCAATTCAGGTAAATGTCCAATAGCATCAACAATATTTTTGGGTGCATCTAAAGGCTTAATGTATTTTAATTTATTTACATCTTTAGAATGAATATTATTTTCCTTGGCTATATCTTTACGTATATAAATGCTAAAGCTTCTTTTTCTTGATTGAGGAACACCAAAATCCGACACACATTTAACAAATGTTTGTCCAATATAATTACTCAAAATAACATCAATAAATTCTTCAACATGCCCTTCTGCACCTTGTTCATTACGTAGCAAACGTCTACCAAAATTAGGAACATTTTCAATCACGATAAATTTTGGCTTTAATTTACAACATACCTCTAATGCATCGAAAAACAGAAAATTTCTTGGATCTGAATTGGCACTAATAGTATCTTTAAGTTTTCCCCTTCTAGAATTTGCTGTACTAAAACTTTGACATGGAGGTGTGGCAAAAACCAGATCTAGAGTTTCACCTTGTTTGAGTACATATTCAATTAATCTATTCTTGTCTTCTCTAATGTCGCTAAACACTTTGCCTGATATATTTGCTTCGTGAACTAATCTTCTATTCGCATCTAACTCACATGCTGCTATGCATTTACCACCTAGCAACTTTAGTCCAAAATCAGAAATTCCCGCACTTGAGAATAGGCTTACATAATTGAACTTATATTCTGGTTGAATAAACCCGCTCATAAATTCTGAGTAACTAGTAGTATCGAATTCCTGTAAGTTATTAAGGTTTAAAGCTAGATTGTTCAATTTAATTTTCCCAGTGTTGCCATACCATCGGCATGGTTATGATACTTAATTTATTCATCAAGAACATGCTTTAAAGTTAATTTAATTAAACCATGACTCCACCCACCCCAGCGGTGGGTTTTCTTTTGTCTATTAAAACATAAAAAATTAGTGATAATAAAAATATATTAGAATACTTATTGACTACTAATATTAGTTTGCTTATATTTATCTCACAGACAACAAAAAGCCCTGAGACTTTCGACGGGATCAGGGCTTTTGCAAATTGCGAGATCAATTATGAACAAAACCTTAACCCCTTTCAATACCATCAAGATATCTCTTGGTGTAGCTGCTGTAACAATAGGTGTGCTTAGCTGCGGGTTTAAAACTGCACCACAGGCTGCTCAACCTATCGTTGCCAACGTAGCACCTTCTGAATATCAACTCCTTGCATTACGCATGACTGGTGATAACCACGGCGAAGCGATTATTCGTTTAGATGGTTTCCGCGTTACTGCACGTTTTGAAGTTGAGGCATTTCCTGACAGCTACGGCGTACCAGGTGGTGAATTCACCGCTGTAGACGTAACCAGCCTTGATGAAGTGACCGTTTCAGATGCCCTAGGCAATCCATACAGCGATTTCACAAACCACATCGACCATCAGAACTTCAATGCTCTTATTAAGGGTTATATCGAAAAACATCGTTTAGTGGAGGCAGGTTAATGACTACTTCTACTCAAAAGTTTTCTGAGTTCATCAGCCAAGATGACGAAGGCAACATTCGTATGCGTCTAGGCCATTCAACCTACTTTGAAAAAGGTCGCCATATCTATGTGGTCAATAAGGATGGTAGCGAACAGCTAATCACGCTTGAGGTTCATGCAGCTAAACCTTGGATCCGTGAAAACTTTGAACGTGAACGAGCTTTCCAGCAAAGAAAAACTATGGCTATTCGTCTTCAGAAGTCACTTACACGTTCTTATCCAAAATCATTTAAACGAGCTAAAGGCTCACTGTTCTGGGCATAAGGGGAAATACTCATGGCTATACCTATTATTCCAGCAGACCAAGCATTAAACGTAAGCGCGATTATTACTTACATCTATGCAGATCCGGGGCTTGGTAAAACGTCTCTAGGATTTACCGCAGATAAAGCTATTTCATTTGACTTTGACCGTGGTGCACACCGTACTGGTGAACTTCGTCGCGGAGCTGTTGTTCCAGTTCAGCAGTGGTCGGATATTGAAAACATTACAGAACAGGACTTAGCACCTTTCAATACGGTTGTTATTGATACCGTAGGCGCAATGCTTGAATCCATCAAGACACATTTGCTCAAAACAGCGAATAACCGTCAACAAGATGGTGCACTCAAATTAAAAGCCCAAGGCTTAGCAAACATGAAGTTTAAGCAGTACATCAATACGCTTTTAAGTTTTGGTAAGGATGTCGTCTTTATTGCCCATGCCTCAGAAGACCAAAGCGGTGATCAGATCATCTACCGTCCTGAGCTTGGTGGTAAGAACCGAAATGAACTTTACCGTATTGCAGACATCATGGGTTATTTGACCACTGTAACTACTGGTGAAGGTAAAAATGCGAGAGTCATTAACTTCAAGCCATCCCCAACACACCATGCGAAAAATTCTGGTGCTTTAGGTGGCGAGACAGGTGAGGTTTGGGTACCTGATCTTAAGTTACACCCTACTTTTCTTGCAGACTTAATTGCAGATGCGAAGGCTCATATCAACACGCTTACACCTGATCAGCTGGCATTAGCTAAAGCTGTTGAAGACTTAGAGAACTGGAAGCAAAGCTGTGCAGAAGCCCAACATGCTGGTGATTTTAACCAAATGACTGAGGCATTGGATAAAGAACACCTTTACTACCAAAACATGCGCCAAGCCTTGCTAGCTCGGGCAAAAGAATTGAACTGCACTTTTAATACGAACCTTCAAAAGTGGATCAATCCGCCTGAATTTAATGGGATCTCAGAGGCTCAACGTGATGAGTTGCAAGACCTCCTAGCACAAGCCGGCATTGATGTTATGACCTATTGTGAAGATCAAGGGATCGATAGCCTATTAGGCATCGAAGCCCAGCATTTTGAAAATGTAAAAGCTCACATCATCAATACCACCCAAGGACAAGGGAGAGCTATTGCATGAGCTACACCTACTCTTCTATTACCCGTGTGCTGTTAATTCAGCACAACGGGCGGGTAAGAACTTACAGAGACATCAATCTCTTTGGGATTGAGGACTGTATCCAAAACTTTGTTAATACGTGGGGGTATCGATGATCTTCAGAATTAAAAACAAGCATGTCCTTGCCTTCATGATTTGGCTTGAATTATTGGGCTACGTAAAGAAAGTGCTGGCTGATGGTAGTTGCACGTTCTCAGGCAAAGGCACAAAGAAATCGCTGAGCTATGTGTTTGTAAAGAATGATTTAACGGGTAATGCAGCTTGCCAGTCACTGTATGAAGAATACGTGAATCACCAAGATTCTAACTATATTGAAATGAAGGTGGCGTAATGTTTGAAAC